AGTCGGTAGCTCTTCCGATCCGGAAGGTGCATTTGAGTACTAGTAATTACGCTGTTACTTCCTCCTTTAACTTTAATTATGTTTGATACCCCGTCCTGTCTCAATATAACTGTATAAGCATTACCGCCATCTAAATCCACTCGCACACTTTCATTTACTTGTCTTCGTAAACTAATTACGTTGCCTGTGATCAAAGCAGTTATTTGTGTGTCTGGGTCTTTACCTAAAGAAGTGCCGCTAATTTGGGTACTAGTTGCTTGTGCTAGTTGATCTTCTTCCTCAGCAACCGCCAACGCATCTAATACATTTAATAAATCTTCTAAATAGTTTACGTCAAGATAATTTATATCGAGTTCTGTAAACTCTAAACTATCTTCTTTTAAAAAATCTTCTGCAAGATAATCTATGTCTAAGTCGTTAAAGTCTAATACGCTATCTGTTTGTGCTGTTGTAGTTTCTTCTTCAATACGTTGTTCTTCCTTAGGTGGAGTAACAATTAACATATTATCGATTATGTCTAAAGTTAAATCTAAAATAACAGGTTTAGTAGGAGCTGACTCAAACACATTAACGGTGGTGGCTTGATAGGGTTTATTAAGTAAAACAGTTCCCATAGCAGTAACCACTTCTATTTCTCCGCTTGATAAACCAAGAGGGTCTGGTAATAAAATAATAAGTGAACGTCCTAGTTCATCAACCGTTGCTGTGAAATCTGTTCCACGAATCGCAATATTCGCTGTTGGTGTTTTGAGAGTTATGTTTTGTTTATCTATACGGTTTAAATTACCTGTAATAAATCTAGCAGTTCCAAGACCAAATGTAAGAGCCATTTTTGCTTTACTAGGATCAGGGTCATAAATATATTCGTCTATAAGAAGTTGAGAATGTTCAGTTAGTTTTACTGTAGAATCATCAAGAAAGGTAATAGCCATTCTACCGTTGGTAGTAATAGCTTCATCGTTGCTTTGGATAGCAAACTTTAGATTAGCTTCGTATGGTTTATCTCTTACTATTTGTGCTGAACCATTGAGTTCAGATATGTCTCCAATATCAACATCCGAGACTTGTGCCTTGATCGTTTTGAATGACACACACAGAAGAAGCAGCATTACCACCGACCGATATAATTTTAAGCCAGTCATTATCTTGGGTACTCAGTTGTTGAATATTAAATGTTCTTTGTCCGCCTGTATGGTCTAAATAAAAATACCCACCTGCTGAAGCGTTAACTCCTGTGCCTAAATAGGTAACTGTATTATCAGAACCATCTATATCCATGAAGTTAGTAGCTCCGTCAATATTTATAGTTGACGTAACTGTGTTGTTAGACCCTTGTATTATCCAGTCTAAATCTAAAGTTGCTGCTAACGCAGTCGTTCCTTGATTTAATGTAAATGTATTACTGCTGCCTGTTACTGCTACGTTGTGATTAGAGCTATTAGCTCCATAAGTGTTTGTTGGGTCTACTTGAATAGTAAACGTATTAGTAGAACCTGTGAAGTTATAAGCACCTGTAAAACTATTAGCTGTTATATCTCCAAGAAACTTATTAGTTGCACCAATCATATTGATGTCTAATGTCATAGAGGTTCCATCTAAATCGAAAGCATTTACACTACCTGCGGTTGAATTAAGACCGCCAATGATATTAGATATACCTAACTGTTCTAAATCGATATTAGCACCAGTTCCTGACTGGTCTATAAATATCTCATTATCAGCCGCATATAACGGAAATAAAGTAAGACATAACAAAAATTGTATGCACTTCTTCATCATCATAAACTCATTCTACGCTTTTTTCTTCTATTTGTAAAATTTCTTCTGTTTGTAAAACCCAATACTTTTTTTCATATCCTTGTTTGATTATTTCTAACACACCACCTTCAATAGCCTTCATTAAAGCTATAGTTGATGATTCGTTTCTAGCGTTACCTAATTCTATTTCCACTAGTTCTGTGCCTGCTTCAATAAACCTAAACACATCTTCAGATTTACCATAACTAAATATAGTTTTTTGACTTAACACTTCTAACAAAACTTCGCCTGTAGCAACAGACACCATACGCAAACTTACAGTTATGTTATCTTCTCTATACTGAATACTGTTGCCAATACCTAAATACCTAGCACCTGCACCCCCTGATTCTAAATTAGCTTCATAAGAGATTACGGCTCCTTCTATCAAAATACCTGCGAATAATAACGGTGCTAATTGTTTTTTCTTTTCTTCTTCGCTTGCAAACTGTTCTCTTGCCGAACGTATAAGCTGTCTTTCTTTAGTTAGGTTATCTAAACCAACTCTTTCAACAACTCTAAAGAACTGACCATTACCTGCGTGTTTCAAAGCTCGGATAAGAAGTGCGTTTGGTTGTTGAGTTATTGCGGTACTAAATAAAGCAAACTCGCTGTTACTTTTACGTTGTCCTGTTTGGTCTGTAAAAGCTGTAGGATAAACAGCAACTACAGGACTGACTTTAGGAATTGCTATATCACGTAAATAAGGGGATTGCAGTTCTTGTATAGAAACTACATTATGTGCTTGAAACCTATGTTCGTACGTATCTTCAAGTTGATCAAAAGTAGAACAACTAGAAAGTAAAAGTACCGATAGGTATGACGATTTCAGTAACCGTTCCATCTGCTTCCGTTATCTTTAGTGTTAATGTTACACCATCACTTGTATACTCAATGGTGTTGCCTTCCAAGGTTATTGTACCTGAATTCTGAGGTGTTTCCCCGAACAGGTTTGCCACTAACTGTCTAGATAACTCAGCATACACTCTTGATTCAAGATTACGCATAAACCTTGCAAGTGTAGAGTTTTCTTTTTCTCTTTTTATTTCATCTTGTAACGCTTTGATTTCTTCTTTGATAGTAAGTTTACGACTAAATTCTTGATTCTCAATCGTTAGGTAGTGTGACGATGTACCAACCCCGTTAAAACTAGGTGATTTAAACTTATGTACTATCTGGTCTGACCAAACATTTTGACAAAACACACCAACAATTAAAACTAAACCAATAACTACCACACCTTTAGCTATTAAATCTTTTTCAGCTTCTTCTTTTCTAGCTTTTATTTCTGTTTTGCTTGGTCGTCCTCTTTTCTTTTTTATCGTCATCCAATACCTCCTGCTCTTTTAGCTGTAATACTGTGTTGACTTTTTGTTGTAATCTTATCATGTCTTGATCTAATAAACGAAGTTGGTCTGTTAACCTTATAATCGTATTTTTCATTTCTTGTACTGCTGGGTCTATTGTATTCGTTATTGTTTGCCATACGAAATAAACGAAATAACCTAAACCTATCACCATCACTACAGGAAAACCAAAATCTGCTATTAGTTGAGCTATATCCATTAATCTCTCCTAGCATCTATCTTCCCGTCTTCTACAAAATTTTCCGCTCTAGCTATCCTGTGTAAATCAGGAGCTATGTTTAAAGCACTAGACACGCTTGTATCGATTCTAATCATGTCGTTATTCATAATAGAAGCTCTAGTGATTAACATTTTAGTAATACCTTGAACTGTTTTTATTTCGTCAACTAAACCACCCATAAGTTGTTTCATGATTAAAAATATAAAATACGCCATGATTAAAGCACCAGCAATAGGAACACCGACTTCAGTTATTAATGTAAAACTCTCTTCCATTCAGTACCTTCTTCTTCGCTACTAATAATAGCAGTTACTATACCAACGACTATAACACCATAAACAACAGCTTCCATTTCAGCTTCTTCAAAAGAATTAGCATAAATATAAGGTCCGTCGTATATTTTATCTCCAACTCTAAATTCAGTAGCAAACACCTTCATTAATCTTCGCCTTTAAATTTTTTACTTTGACCTGATGTTCCTGCGTATATTCCAAACACTGCTGCCATAGCTCCCACAACGATAGACACAAGACCTGCTTGTTCTAGGTTAGGTTCAGAAAGTTCCATAAACCAAATAACTACTTTATAAAGTAATACTATATAAACACTTACGAATATTCTAGGAAAAATACGCCAAGCGTCTATGGTTTTAGCAAGATGTACCCACTTAATAAAAGGATTATCTCCATTGTTTTTAGGAGTTACGTCTATATCTAATTCTAGTTTTCTTTTTATCGATTCATCTTTTGCTACACTGTTTTCTTCAGTAATTATTTTTTCTTCCATACTAAACCTCTACTGGTGTGAACTTACCTAATTCTATTAATTTTTCTCTGTTAACTAAATGTTCTGCTTCTACATCATCTTTAGACTGACCGAAATAAGCTACAGCTAAAAAGTTTTTTATCATCTCCTCGTTTATGTTTACTCCATCAACAACAACGTTACCTAAAACTCTACCATATTTGCCTCTAGAATCTTTTAATTTAGTTTCTATAACAACTTTAGTCCCGTTATCCACAGCGTCTTTCAAGAAAGCCCCAGCCATTTTTCCTCTAACTTTTTCATCTTTGTTACGAGTACGTGACTCGGGAGTATCAATACCATATAAACGAACACGAGACTTAAACCTAATGTCAAACCCAAGATCCAAAACAACGTCAATAGTGTCACCATCAACCACTCTTTCAACTGTACAACCATATTCATACATTAGCACTTCCACCTTTTTCTTGCTTGTCGCAATCTTGAGTTAGGGTTTTTAGCTGCTTTAGGAAACTTCTTCATCTGTCCTGCACTTCTAGCACAATAAGACTTTCTCCTTTTTGCTGCTTTACTCCCTTTTTTAACTTTTCCTGTAACAGCTGTTTTTAATTTACTACCTGGATTTTTCTTTCTATATGCTTTAACGCCTTTCTTAGTCATACCCGCACCACTTTTAGTAGGTCGGTAATTTGCACCCTTTCCTTTAGTAGTACGTCTTATAGACTTTTCTTTACGTTTTTTAGCCATTATTTTTTCTTACTTTTCTTTTTAGGTTTTTTAGCTGTTTTAGCAGAACGTTTAAAAGCAGCAGCAGTTGGTGCACCTTTAGCTCCTTTCTTACGCATTTTTCTGCCTTCTTTACGTTTTTTATTTATATTGTAATAAAGACCTTTCTTAGCTGTTCTGCCGTCTTTAGTTTTATGTGTTTTCTTTTTTGCTGCCATAATTAATCCTCGTATAAGTTATTAAAAGTTATTGATGGATCTAAATAACTTTCGTGTCCTTCTGCAGAATGTGTATGTTGTGAAGGAGTAAAATCTGGTGCTCCTTCTCCAGTCACCCATAACGCAGGACTAGTAGCTCTTACCCTATTGTTAGGTAAAGCAACTAAGTTGCCTTTCCATTCACAATCTTCTGTAATATATAATACATGAGATTGTTTATGTTGGGCGGGACAATCAGCAATAGCGTTATTTGTATAGTCCACCGTAAACATATATTTACCAGTATAAAACTTTCCGTCTATTTTGCAAAGCCATGGACTAGAACTAACCCTATCCATAACTATAACAGAATGGTCTCTTGATTCACAATCCCACGGCTGACAAATATGATCTTCCATAGGAATAGCCCATTCTTCTACAGGTATGTCAGCTATTAGACCTTGAATTGGCATACGTGCCCACATAGCTCCTCCGTGTATATTACCCTCATCCCAATCATCGTATTCTCTTTCACAACCTGTAAAAACAACTTGAAAACTTAACGACCTATCTGGTATGGTGTTTACGGCAAAAGCTATTGCATGAAGAAACTCACCATGATATTTTTGGTGATTAGCAGTAAATTCCCTACGTACCCAACATTTAAAATGTGGGATATTACTTATAAGGGAAGGCACTTACTTCTTCTTGCTTTTCTTCTTTTTCATGACTCTTTTCTTAGAGCCACCTTTTTTCTTATATTTAGAACTTTTTATTGCTCCGCCTTTTTTATAGCCTTTAGCTTTTTTCATCATAAGTTTTCTCCATTTAAAACTCTATCTTTTAATCTTATAGCCCTTGGACCTACTTGTATAGCCCAACGACTATCTAACATTTCAACTGCGGCTTTATCCCAGTTATGGTCTTCCATCGCACCTAAAAACTTTTTAAACTTTAATAACCTAGTTATACCTAAATTAAAACACATGTTAGCCATAACTCTTTGTAAATCTTCTGGTAACTTTTTCCACCATTCCATATTTCTATCTAAATCATTTATAACATTTTGTATGTCTTTTTCAAAGCACTCTGTTATTCTTTCTTCAGAAACAGGTGTATCAACATCTTGTCCGTGTTCAGGGTCTGTTTCTAATATTAAATGACCTATGCCGAATGTTGGATAACCTAAATGATCAAGATATATTTTATCAATACAACCCTCATCAAAAGTTAATTCTTCTTGTAGTTTTTTCATATCCATAATAACTCCCTTTATGATATTTGTATTGTTGTATCGCCACCAGTTGATACACTTATTTGTCCAAGAGACATTGTTCCCTGAACTCCTTTTTCGGTTCCTGAATATATATCTACCCATTGTGTTCCTGTCCATAGCTGTAATTGTTGTGTAGCTAAGTTCCAAATAATATCACCAGTATTAAACTGGTTTAAATTTCTTTCTGTTTCATTAACGTTTACTGTTGAATTTACATCAATTTTATTTAAACTTAATTCTAATACCCTAACTAAACGATTAAATAGTGCTGGATCAACAGGTCCTATAGCTACAGGAAGTTTCGTTTCTAATAACTTAGCCACTACCGTTTACCATCTGCTTGGGTTTCTATACGTGTAGCTCCCGCTCTAAAGCTCATTCCGATAACTGTTGTATCTGTGTCGTTAGATTGAAGTCTTAGCACAGCTTGTCGTCCTCTGACTCTAGTATCTATTTTTGTAGTAGCTGAAGTACAAGAACTTGTTACCGCTGTCGTTAAATCTTCTCCAGGATAATTTCTTCTTTTTAAAACAATATCTAAGGTTTGACCATTAGAACCTGTATCACCGTTTCCTATGAATTTAATATCAGGAATAATTTTACTAATGAATTGATATTCATCCCCCTCTCCTAAATCAAAATCACTAGACTCTATAAACACGTTAGTCATAGCAGAACCGTCATCATCTACTCCTGATTCATGATTATATAAATAACCAACATTACTAGAAGAAGACGTTGCTTTAGGGTCTGGGAATATGCCTTCGTCTAACCAACACGTTCTAGAAAGGTCTCCTATCATCCAAACATTTTCTTCATAATTATAAGTAACATATTTATCTATAACTGTCTCATCTTCTGAACAATAAAACCAACCTACTTCATCAAAAGCTTTATTAACAAAACCAAATATTTGATAACTTTGTGTTTGGTTAATATCACTAAACACATATTCAGTAACACTACAAGGTAATTCTTGAACCTGTCCTGTGTATGTGTAAAAACCTTTTTTATCCATCCAAAACACACCTTTAGGAGTGTTTACCATAGCGTTAGGTCCAACTAATCCAACACCTTCGTTAACTAAGTTAATCGAAAAAGTAAAAGGCTGACCAACAAAAGTCATTGAATATAACGACGTATCTGTCCATATTAATGTTTCTTGTCTTGCTCTAACTGCTCCAACGATTGCAGAACCTGCCGAAAGTCTAAAAGAACCTGCAGTGTTTGTTGGTAAAGGCTCCCATTCTTCTACCTGTTCTTGATCACTCCACGCAATAAACATTGGGTCTATTGCTCCAGTTCTAGCAGTTCCAGAATCATTTAAAGGATCAGCACCGAAACAAATAACGTGTCTATCTATGTCTGAAACCATAACTTGTAATGCTAATGTAGGTGTTAAATTTGCTCCTGATAAAGAAGATAAAGCCACTGCTCTAGTTTCTGCTCCACTACTTTCATCCCAATAAAAAACACCAGAACCACGAGCATTAATTAATAAATCCTCACCAAAATTATCATGCGACCAAAGACGTAACTGGTTAGTAGAGCCTAAAGCAGATACACTTCCCCAAGTTCCTGCTCCCCAATAATCAGAGCCCCAACCTGTAGAGGGAACATAGACGTCTAAGCCAACGTTTAATTGATAAGCACCATCAACCCCTGAGCCACCGTTACCACTATCACTAGCGTTTGCTGTAGCTGATGCGGTGAAGGTGTATGTGTTTGGAGTAGGCACTGAAACGATTTGATATTCTTGATTTAAAACAGCAGCAGTAATATTACCACCTAAACTTACAGCTCCTGAAATAGTTACGAAATCTCCTGTAACTGCTCCATGATTTGAATCGGTTGCTGTAATAGTGGCAGAACCATCGGTCGCTGCAAATGTAATTCCATCAGTAGTTGTAGCACGTATTGGAGTTACATCGTTAAAAACTGTGCCGTCTAAAACATAATATTTCCAAGTAGTGCCTAATCCAAGATATTTAGTACCTTCTAAATCTACCCAAGCATGCAGTGCTCTCCCTGTTGCTTTAAACGAATTAGAACTAGCTTTAGCCCAACCACCTATTTTTTCTGGTAAACCTTTACGAAAACGTACTAAATTAGAATTAAACCACCCTCCTTCGTTAGAGTAAGCGGTTCCTTCTTTATTTATTCCTGGTTTAAATAAAAGTTTTTGCAGAGGCATTTATTCCCCCTATAAAAACTTAGTTAGGATAATTGATCCTACTATAAATGGATAGATACCCCAAAGAAGCATTTCTAATCTTTTAAATTTTGCAGAACCTTCGTCAAGTCTTTTTTCAATATACTCGTAACGAATAGCACATTCTCTTTGGTGTGCGTTTATTTCTGTTAATGCGTCTTTTGCAGTAGCCATTATTATTTATCTTTTGCTTTGCCTATGTTTAAAGCTAACAAATCAACAAACTTATATAGTTTGCCAATCCATGCGTCATCTTTTGGTGTTGGTGTGCTAGCTGCTACTAGTGATGCAACAGTAACGATTAAAGTAACCCATGCTACTAAATTGACAATAATATCCATTATTTACCTCCTTCAGTATTTAATGTTTTTGTTTCAGAGTCTAATACTTCGTCAGCTACTTCTTGTGTAGTCTTTATAAAAGTATTTTGAAAAACATTTAAAGCAGCTTCGATTTGATCTAAATCAAAAGTTATTTTTGCTTTTTTGTTTCTCAAATCAGTTATTTGTTTTGCAAGATATTGCTGTTCAGGGGTCATTTCTGACTCTAAGATTTCTTTATCTCCTATAACAGCTTTATTTTCTTCTTGTTTGACAGTTTCTTTATTATCCATGTAATCCTCCTATGGTTTTATGCACACTTGTCGGTGTGGTGGTTTATAAATCTATCCTAAAGTTTTAGTTGCACTTTGTGGTGAAACTTTTTGACTTATACGATTGTCTATAGAAGACTTATGAGATGCTACTTCATCAGCACCCATAGCTGTCTCTACCCAACCCTGTACAGTAGACTCAGAAAGACTTGACCAGTTAGTAAAACTAGATAAGTCATCTGTAGCTACTTGTTGTGTTCCATAAACAGTAGCTGTTTGTGGGTCTCCGTTTGAGTCATTATTAGCGTCATCAACACCAGTAAGCCTCCAATGTACATTGTAAACCACATTTGATTTACCGCTTTTTGTTGGATATGTATCACAAGTTTTACAATCCCATGTATATGCTATTGCCATATTTATTCTCCTTTAAGTAAGTTAATCTCAGATTTTAAAGCATCAATCTGTTCTTGTTGTTCTTGTACTGCTTTTATAAGCGGTGTAACTAATTTGCTGTAGTCCATTTGATAATATTTTTCATCGTTTTGACAAACTGCATTTGGTACTATTTCTTGTACTTCCTGTGCTATTAAACCTTCGTCAGCTTTACCATCAGCTTTCCAATTATAAGCTACTGGGTTAAGTTTATTAATAACTTCTAAACCTCTTGCTTTGCCAGTAACATCTTTAAGTCTTGCATCTGAGGAAGTGTTATAAGCTGTAGAAGAAGAATCTATTGATATGTTACCAACATCACTTCCACCGTTTCGTTTAAAACCGACAACAACTCCATCCGAAGTTCTGTCAAACACAGCAGCAGCATTTCCAGTTCCTCTTGCTTGTAAATTAGCAGAGGCACTACCTGATGCAGAAGCAAGACCAACTAAGAATCTACCTGTAGAATCAAAACGCGCAGCTTCTGCTGGAGCATCACCTGCTGAAATTTTAAATACCATAGCCATATTGTTATTGCCATCAGTATTTTCACCTTGAATCATTGTGCATCTATCTGTTGCATCGTTAGCTGTTGGCGATATGTATAGCCTGCAGTAAGAACCAGAACCTGAAGAAGGGTTTCTAATTAAAAACGCACCACCATTACCACCAGAACTTGTTTTAGTCACTTGTCCATCAACGCCACTAATTGTTACTGCTGAAGTTGTAATTAAAAATCTGTCATCACCTCCAGCTCTAATAGTAAGAGCATCTGCTGTGAACCTCATATAAGTGTTGGTATCATCATTATGATAAATATATTCATCGACACCTATATCACCTGCTACATCAAGCTCATATGTTGGTGCTGTTGTGCCGATTCCGACCTTCCCACCTGCGAGATTCATAGTTTCTGTTGTACCAGCAATAAACCTCATTCTGCCATTTTCACCAGCAGAAGATGCAAATTGAGTTATACTTCCATAATCAATATCACCACTGTCACCTAAATTTAAAATAGCACCATGACTTGTAGTTCCTGCTTGAATTGACATGGTAGTATAATCAGCATCTTGAATATGTAGTTTGGTAGAAGGACTGCTAACTCCAACTCCCAAATCTCCTGAAGCATCAATTCTGACTTTCTCCGAGCCATTTATATGCCAAGTATGTGCTGCTGATGCACTTCCTGTTCCAATATCGTGAACATTTACAAAATCAGAAGCTAAGTACCAATTATGTGCTTGTGCGCCTGCTGTTAAAGTAATTCCACCCGTGCTATCTTCTGCACCATCAATATGAAGTTTTGATGCTGGACTTGCAGTAGCAATCCCAACTCGGTCATTACCAGCATCAACGAATATCATGTGAGTGTCGCCGTTAGATTCAACTCTAAAGTCTATGTCTAAAGAATCTTCATTAACTATAGTAGCTACTTCATTCATTAACAAACGAGATTGTAGAGTGCCATTTAACATGGTTTCAAAATCAAAGTAACCATCTTCAGTACCATCTGAAGCATCTTTAATTCTTGTTTCTATATTTGAGTAGATAACATCTTGTGAGTTATCGTTTCTTCCAGTAAATCTTATTTCTCCAAGATGGTCATTATCTGCTGGACTACTAGAGTTTCTATAAAAATTTACATTAGGACCTGTTGTTGCATCTGCGTCAGTTGATACTATGGTTAAGTTATCTGAGTTATCAGCAACAGTAATTGTAGCACCCGCAGAAGATGTAATAGCTCCGTCTACTTGTAGTGTAGAAGCCATATCTACAGCTCCGTCAATATCTACTACATCTAGGTTGGTAGTTCCGTCTACGTCTAAATCACCATTAAAGTCAGCGTTTCCTCCTAATGTTAGTGTAGTAGCCATATCAACAGCACCATCAATATCTACAACATCTAGGTTAGTAGTACCATCAACATCTATATCGCCTGAGATGTCTAAGGCTGTACCAATTAAAGTTTGTGAAAATGTTACTTGTCCATTAGAAGCAATGGTCATAGCATCTACATCTGAGGCAGAACCTATAGTTTTACCATCACCTATAATTAAATCATCTGTTAATGTAACTATGCCTGTGACACCTAATGTACCACCAACAGTCATATCATCTGTAACTGTTAAATCATCTTGAACTTTTAAATCTACAACAGAAAGACTAGCAAAAGCGTCTACTACTGCTGCTCCTGAACCTGCTCCATCTAAATAAATCATTTTAGTGTCGCCAGGAGGAATAGTTATATTTGCACCACTTCCTTGAGAGATAATTATATTTTGAGAACCTGAAGTGGCATTTTCAATAACCTGCACCCTTTTCATAGTGTTAGGTGCGATAGTAATAGTACAGGCAGAATCTAATGTGCCTGTGTATTTAACATACATAGCTCTTGCTGCGTCAGAAGCACCGTCTGCTACTGTTGATGTATGTGTGTCAGCGTTTGTTGTTATAGCCTCTGTGCCGTAACCTAAAGCTTCTCCAATTAATTCTAAATTGGTGTTAGTAGTTGTTCCCCAAGTACCACTGGCGTCACCAGTAGCCATTTCATTTAGTCTGAGGTTGTTAACATATGTACTTGCCATTTTTCAGTCTCCGTTTTGATTATACCTTATTTTTCATAAATATTAAGCAACTTCTTGCCAATTTGGTGTTTGAGTTGTAGAAACAGGTGTATATGTTGTTGATACATCATCTGAAACAGGTGTATATGTTGTTGATATACCCTGTGCTACTAATCCCCAAACATTAACTGTGTTCAGTGCAGAGGTTATTTCAAGACCTTCTGTAATCGTGACTATTGCGTCTGCTGTAGGCGTCACACTTCCTAAAGCACTTGTACCAGCAAAACCTGTAACACTCAGATTATTGTTAGTAATTAACGACTCCGTACCTAAAGTAGAAGTTAATCCAAATCCTGTAACCGCTACGTTAGCAGCAGCGGAAACTGATTCGTCACCAAGAGTACCTACTGAAGCAGAACCAGAAACACCAGTTACTGCCGCACCCATAGTAATGGCATCACCTAATGCTGATGTACCTGCTAATCCAGTTACAGAAGTATTTGCATCTGCTGCAACTGTTTCGTCGCCTAATGCTGATGTACCCGCATTACCCGTAACAGATACATTAGCTACGCCTGTAACAGTTTCACTTCCAAGTGCCGAAGTTCCTGCATTACCCGTAACAGAAACATTAGCAGCAGCGGAAACTGTTTCACTACCGAGTGCAGTAGTTCCTGCAACTCCAGTAACTTCTACAGGTAAAGGTTCGCCCCAAGTCAGTTGACCCCAAGTACCTCTGCCCCAACCTGTTACATTAGCCATAGGCTATTACGCTATTCTTATAATAGCGTTTGAAGCGTCTGCTGTTGGAAATTGAATTGTAAAATCACCTGCTGTTGAAGTTTTATCTCCACCAAATGCTAATATTGCAACTGCGGGATCGCCTGAAGCACTATCGTTAAATATCATTGCTCCGTTTGCAGTAACGGTAGCGTTTGAAAACGTAAGATCAGCAAAATCAGTTAACGCTGTGGTTCCTGACGCTGATGGTGTTACGTTTGTTAAAGCACCGCCTTTTGCAGTATAGTTAGTTCCACTTACTTCGTTACTTGTAGTGTAAGCGGTTGTACTAGCACCTAAACTAGCACTACTTGTGTATAACGCTAAATTAAAAGTGTTACCAGAACTGTTTGTAAAATTATGTACGCCTTTTAACAGTTCTACTTTAAATGAAGTGCACATTGCTTGGGTTATTGCCATTACAGCCTCCTTATAATATCAGCCATTTCTTTATGACCTTGTTTTTCTAATAAACCTGCTACAGTAGCTCTATCGCTTAATATAGCTTGTTTCATATACAATAAAACGACTTTATGTATAGTTTCTTTAAACGCTTCAGCCTGTGCTTTTACCATAGGGTCTGCGTTATCACTAACTGCAACTAATCGCTCCATTATTCTTTCAGTCCAGTATTCTGGACTCAAACCTTTGTTTTCTGTTGTTTTTACTCCAACAGTTCCTAAACTACTTGAAACATCTACACTAAACATTTGTTGTTCCTTGCGGCATTATTTTTATTTGATCGCTTCTAGCTTCATCTCTTACATCCTTATACTCGCCTAAAAGTTTTAACATAGCTAATGCTTCTTGATATTTTTGTTCATACATCATAATCGTATCTGGTGCCATTTTCATAAAAACAGCTCCTTCTACTAAACAACCATACAACATCGCATTAGGTGCATTATCTGATAACCAACTTTGATTGCTATCTCCTACGGTGGTTAATGAATTAGGTCTATAGTTATAATGTAGTTCAAAACTTAAATTACTTGGTGGAGTTGGTGCCATTATAAAAGTGTTATTATCAAACAAAGCATAGTAAAGGGGTTGCCCTGTTGTGGCTCGTGCTGGTGTGTAGTCTCTAATCCAGGTGACGTGTTTAAGTTGTAAATAAGTGTAATTATTACTGGAGTCTATCACAGCTAAACTAAAAGGTGATAAAAAATCAGCAGGAGTTTCTAAATACTCAACATTAGCTGTAGCACTACCTGTTACGTTTTTACGAAACACAGGAAGTTGTACTGATTTTAAAATACGTTCTTCTGTTGTTTGTATAAAAGTATCTAAACTGTTAACAAACGTTGTCTCAGTATTATCTAAATAATTCTGTACTGCTGTTTTTAATCCGCTGTAAGTAAATCCTGCCATTATGTGCTCACCGTTACGTTTCCTATCTCAGTGGTTACTCCGAAGCCTTTAAAATTAGTTCCTATTGGATCAGAAGCAAAAGTCATACCACTACCTGCGTTTGTAGTGATTATAACTCCTAATTGACTTTGCGGCAAAGAAACTTCAGGTCTGGGTTTCCATAAAGACTCTGCATCTGCTGTTATATGTGGTGGGTCTAGTTGTGGGTGTTTAGGCTCATAACATTCATGACATGTTCTAAAATTTTCCCAATTACCTTTTGCTGATTTATAGGGATATCTAAAACCACAAGTGTCGCAGATAAAGTAAGCGTATTTACCTGAAGCGTGTGCCACTATATATACTCGTGTTTAGGAACAATTCTTAAAGGAGAACGGTCTTCATCGTACCTCATAGCGTTTCTTAAATCTTGTTCGTATTGTTCTTTCATTATAGGAAGTTTTTGTACATTCTTTTTCAAACAAAGATAATACGCTAATCCAGAAACTAAGCAAGGCATAAATCTAGTAGGTATATCCACATCGTTGATTTGAGCAGAAGAGTCTTCTATAGTTCTCCAAACATAGTAAATGAGTTTGTCAGTTGAATTCTCGGGTGTTGGATAAAGATGTATAACAGGGGTTTTTAACCTCTCTAACCAATACTCCGTTGCTCTAGCTTTAGTTGCTTTATTTGGAATATTAACAAACTCATTTCTATCTACTCTATCTAAAGTGTAATCAGTGGTTGTATCATTAACAGTTCTTTGAATATAAGCATCTAAAATATCTATATCAAAAGAATTAATTGTGTATTCACTGGTTCCTTCAGTAAGCGTAAGTTCTACTTTAGAAACTTCCCACATTTGAATACCTCTGTTTGACCAATCTGCAAACATGATATTCATAGAACGTCTAGCTGTAACTGCGTCATAGGAAGTACGAGCTTCCAAACCTGCAAGCTCGTACGCTTCTTCTATTGCGGTCGCTACATCTAAACTAAATGCACGAGTTCCTGACGTAGCCATTATTAATAGCTTTTAATAAATTCGGCTACTATCGTATAATGATCATGAGCCGTATGCCCATGAGTCGTTAAATCAAGATCACCAGTTATACCACTACCTGCGTTATTCGGGAGACCGCCCCATTCTCTAAAGTCCATATGACCTGAGACCACTCCTGCTGCCGCACTACCTCCTAAAACCGCACATACAACATTAGAGCTCGCGTCCCATTCAAGAGTAACTCTTATACCGCCTATGTCATACCATAGTTGCGATAAAGTTATTCGTGTACACGTTTCTCCTTCATTGTTAGTGTTTAGTCCTGAAACATCTACTTTTTGAACAGAAGACTCTCCAGTACCGTCAGAGATATTAGTAAATTTATAAACTAGCTTTCTGTCAGTATCTACAATTTTTTGACTTGTAACTGCGTCTGCCATAGTTTACTCCTATTAAGCGATTTGTACGTATTCAATAATAAACGTAAAAGAACCTGCAGTTGTAGCATCTACTGTATTAGTAATATTACAATAAATAGTTCTTTCAGTGTCTGTGTATTGAACAGAAGCTGGAGCTGTTGTACCGTCTTGTGTTTGTAAAACTAAACTGGTTACAGTTACGTTATGAGCAACAACAGTTGTACCACCATCAAGTATTTCATCAGTTTGAGCTGCAACGATTTGTGCACCAGAAGATGATGTACCTACTTCATAACCAATATCACCTGTACCAATAACAGGAGAAACATCACAAAATATTTTTATATCGGTAATAATAGTGTTAGCAGGTTGTGTAAACTCACCTATAGCAGGAGAATCACCCGCTGTAGTGTTTACTGTCACCCCAGTTGCAAAACCTACATGCTTTACATATTTATTAGTAACAATACCTGTAGATGCAATATTTACAACATCAGTTTCTGCACCTGTGCTACTATTAACTGATATTACTTTAAAACCATTTTCAGACCTGACTGGTCCATTAAATGTCGAATTTGCCATAATTTCCTCCTACGGAAATAAGTTCTACTGTCTC